GAAGCTCTGCAAACATTAAGTAGAATTATAGAATCTGAAGGAGCTGGCATATTAAGCAAGTCTAAACAGCTTGCGCTTGGAACAATTAATCTTATTCCAAGATTGTTGACTAAGGGGCTTGATGATGTAACTGGAAAAGTAATGTCTGTTCAAAAAGAGTCTTATGAAGAGCTTTTAATTGAAGCGTTAATCAATCCTAAAAAAGCTGTTGAGCTCAGACAATTTCTGGACACAATAAATCCTGCGATGTATTTAGGATTGCAAACATTTATTAGAGGCGGTGATGAGGGGTTGGATAATTTATTAACCAGTATAGATGAAAGAAATGCAGCTATAAAAGCAGAGCAAGAAGAATTTAGTGATGAAAAGATACAGCAAGAATATGAACAACAACAATCAGATCAACAAAACTTACAAAGCCAAATACAAGACTTTGAGATGCCAGACATAGCAACACCAGCGTTTGAGCCAGATCTCAACCCAATGCAGTTAGCGTCAGCTACTATCCTTCCAGAAGAAAAGGATCGAGAGATAGCTATGCGACAGCTAGGCGGTATCGGAAGTCTCGTATAGGTCTTCGTCTGCACTGGCTTTAATGAAAGCGCCATCGACTTCAAAATTCATTTCATAACCCATCACAACATGCTTACCGATGTCGAGAATTATGTTCCTTGAGATTAAACGAAGCAATGCAACCTGATGGTGTAGCGTTAGTCGGCTAAACAAATCCAGTATTTCTTTAGGGTGTTCTATCTGGTAAGAAACAGCTTCCTGCTTCTTTTTAAAGGCTTTGCCAAACATTAATTTGTCTCTTGTTGTTCTATCAACCCACCATGCGCTGTTTCAATGAGCACTTTGAGCTGATCTATCTTAGATCTTCTCTCAGCAACACAAATGTCTTGCAGCATGTTATAGGTATCTACATCTACCGCTAGGCTCTTGCGACCCTTTGGATATTTAACACTCGTCATCTCAGTATCAACTGATGTCATTTTTCTCTCCCAGATTATTTTTGGTTTAGAGAAGTATATACAAAATTGCACTTATTTACAAACAATTATTTGAGTAAATATATTTGTAAATAAATGTATAAATAGTTGTATAAATAGTTGTACTTCTTTATAAAAAAGTGTATATTATAGATGTGATGATAATTAATAACAAAAACAAAGGTGAAAAAATTATGGCTTTTATTGACGACATACTAGACCTGCACTGCCCAATTCTTAACTTTAACATTTTCGTTGGAGCTCCAATCGGAATCGTTTGGTTCGCTCTTATAACTCTGGGGGTGATCGGATGACTGACTATAGCGACATTTTAACTACAGATAATTACTCAAAAAAGCATGTTGTGATTGCATGGCACTTTGTTGGCTTTGACCACTATATAAAAACATTAAGTGAAATGTATGACATAAGCGTGAATGATTGGTATAAGGCTTGTCGAGAAAACAAAGATGTCAGAAATGAAATCTTAGGAAATTTCTTCAAGGAAATAAGAAGAATCCATAACGAAGGGGGTGGGTGATGAAAGAAATGAATGTTTATTTAATTATTAATACGGAAACTGGTGATTGGGCTGGGCGAGCTTCTTCTGATCCTAATGAGGTGTGGAACCACATGAAGGAAATAGAATCAACTACTTGGTATGGCGGTCTGGCTGTGATTGAAACCACTATTCCTTTTGATTTGATTGGTGAGCTCTTGGATGAAGCGGTGCATGAGGGGAGAGACACAAGAAATGTTATTGATCTTATTATGCCGACTAATTGGGAAGAGGCTGTCTGGGAGCCAGAAGGCTGGGCTGGAGATCCAGAACCACCAGAAGTGCCAGAGCACATTAAAAAACTAGATCCATTATATAACGAAGGGGGTGAGTGATGAAACTAATCACTAAAGAGATAGCTGCCAAACTATCAAAAAATATTGGCGATGCAAATGTTGATATGCCGTACTTAAAGTTGTTCAACCCGATGGGTGCAGCGACTTGGCTTATCAGTGAATACGATGAAGAGACTGGCAATCTCTTTGGATTGTGTGATCTTGGCATGGGTTTCCCAGAGCTTGGATCTGTCAGTCTACATGAGCTTGAATCAATAACTTTGCCGATGGGATTAACCATTGAACGAGACATATTCTTTGAGCCATCAAAAACTTTGGCTGGTTATGCTGATGATGCAAAGCTGGCTGGTCATATCAACGCTAGTTAAGTCCTAACAATCTGATCTGTCACATGGTATATTTATCGTGTGACAGATTATCGTTTAAAAAACTATTTGCTATCCATGCAATCGCATTGGGGTATTACCCATAGCACTTACAAAGCGGTCCAAGAGACTGTGCCCTTAATCACTAAGTTTACAGCCACGAAGGGCTTGCACAAAATGGAAAAAACTCCAGTGCATAAACACATCAAAAAAATACACCCAGACATTTATCGTATTCCATTGTTCAGAAGAAAGTTCTGCAAAATGATGTTGAACGAGATTGGTTATATGAATAAACATTTTTCATTTGAGCCCAATGAGCACGAAGATGAGCTCAGACAAATACCAGAGATAGTTTTAAAAGAAACCTGCCCAGAGATTTACAGAAACATGTGGTTTGTGGTGCAAACTGTTCTCAATCCAATCTTTATGGCTTTGTGGCAGCGACAATGTTCTTCGGTTTCTAGTGTGCAAATTGCCAACTACAATCTGGTTGATAAAAAACAGGGCGCTTGGCATCACGATGAAAGTGCAGATATGACAGTTGTGGTGCCACTCAATACTGGCAAATACAAAGGCGGTGGCACCGAGTTTCATAATTATGGTGTCGTTAATCCGATACCCACAGGACACGCTCTAATATTTCCGAGCTTTACCAACCTACATCGTGGTTTAGCGGTGGATCGTGGAGATCGTTACTTATTGGTGTTCTGGCTTTATGATAGATCTAGGGTAGATTACCTTTATGAAAATGCTTCACCATAAGTCGCCTAACTCAATGGTTTGTATTCCTTCAACATTGTAAGGATTGAAAGTATCATTCTTTTGAGCAACCAATAAAGTGTGTAGCGCCTGTTCATTCTTGGCTTGTCCATATTTCAATGCTTCTGCTGATAAGGTGTAAACGCCATGAGGATAAGGGTGTAGCTTTTCTTGAGCCAAGAAGAAAAATCCTTTGGCTGGCAGCCCCAGTGTCCTACAGGCATCAACATAAAGAGATGCTTGCATGTGATACCTAAACAGATTAACAGCGCTTCTAAAGCCCCTTGGTGAAGCATCACGACACGTTTTTAAATCCCAGACATATTCTCCATCGTACCAATCCAGTCTGGATTTGAATGGATGACCATGATACATGTAGCATAGGGTGAGCTCTACTTTGTCATTCTCATCAGGAATAAAGTCTTTGAGTGTTTCCCTTCTCTCCATGCAATCTTCATACATCTTGCTGGTAATTGGTGTTAAGTTGCCGACTTCTTCTAAAAACGCTGCGTATTCTTCTTTGCCAGCTTTGGTTCTCTTATTAATTTGTGGTTCAATAATAAATTCTTGATCGAAGTTCTCATGCTCTAAAAAACAAGTGTGTTGCACTCGACCTTCAAGTAGAGCTGGTGACTGCTTAAATCCTTTTTTGTGTTTCCATGAATAAGCACACCTATCAACATCTTTTAGGTCCGAGGCTCTCAGTGCCTCTATCTCGTTATATTCTTCAAAAGGTAATCCCTCATAAACGCCTTCTTTAAATTCCATTTTCTTCTCCTGTTGACATTAGAATGGCTCATCACAATAAATGTCAGTCTCTTCTTCACCAACCACTTCCAACAGACGATTTAAATACCACTGAGTTTTTTTGAGGTCGTTGTATCGGTCTGGCTTGCCTGTTACTTTGTTAATTTTATACTTGTGGCGATGTAAATATTTGTAAACTGTGCCGAGCAAATAAGCATGATAGTCGTCACCAAGCTGTTGCTTAATGTATTCTATTGATTCCATTGGCGCTTGCCGATAGTGTGGTGGTGAATTAATTAAGTCTTCTTTGTTTGAAACTGACTGCATCACATCTTTGAGTGTTTTCTTTCTATCTTCTTTACTCATATTATCTAACTCTTCCAGACCATTTTTCATTGGTTTTCTCATGGCAAGAGCAGTGGGAAAAGGTGATGATGATTAAAACCCACTGCTCCGCAATTAAAATGGAATATCATCATCAAAGTCTGGATCAACAACATCTTCTTCAACTGGTGTTGTGCCATCATTGGCAGCTAAATATTCATAACTGTCTTCGATCAGGTTTCTTTGCCACTGTGGTAATTCGGCAAAAATATCGCACATCGCTTTTGTTTCATCGCTGCTGTTGCCGTTAAACTCATTGCAATATATATCCAAGTCAAAAACAAACGCTGCATTAATTGTTTCAGTCCTTTTGAAGTTATCTGGTTTGAATATATTTTTTATACGAGCTTTGCCCTCGTCATTATGTTCAATATGAATGTTGGCTGGTACCCCAAGCATTTTACTGACATCAAATCCTTTTAATTCTTCTTCACTGAAAGGTTTGCCACGCCAAGTCACTAAGTCTTTATAGAATGTTGCGTTTTCATTAAGAGATGCGGTGTAAGAGCGACCAGTTGCAAATGGTCTACCATCTTCCATTAGCTCTTCCTGTGTTTCCCATGTCACATGAATTAATGTTCTTTTCTTGGGCGGGTTTTCTTTATATTGCTCTTCTCTGGTGCCGAGGTCAACGATCCGATAACAGACTCCTAGATGCTCACCAGCACTAAGCGTTTCGAAGTCATTGCCTTCTGCTTTTAAATTTAATCCCATTATTGTTCTCCATTAGGTTGATAAATGTCTAAATTAGTGTAGTATTTTACATACTTTAATAAAGAACGCAACCCCAAAGAGCAAATAAATGGCATTAAAAATAAAACGACCAACCAAAAACTTCGATAGACCACTCACACAAAATTTTACAGATTATCAAACCCAGTTTTTATCCTTTATGGGTGAACATGGTATGGAGCCATGCAAGAAGACTGGGTTGGTAACTGATGGAAGTATTGGTCGTGCTTTCATCAACTTAGGTGGTGACAGGAAGCTGTCTGGCTGGTATCAACTCTGGTTAAATCAGAGCGTGCCTTTTGGGAGAGTCGGAGATTATAGAATCTCTACGGACCAGCCGACAGCGACTTGGTTGCCTGAGAATAAAAAAAGCTATCGAATGACCAAGGCACACAAAGAAGAAATTGTGCGCTTACAAAAAGAAGCCGAGATTAAGAAGGCTGAGAAGTACGGCAAGGCAGCTAAAAAGGCGCAGACTTTATGGGAGCAAGCCACTCCTTGTGAAAAACATCCCTACTTGGAAAAGAAAGGCGTTTTGTCTTATGGTTTGAGAGAGGACAAAAAAGGCAACTTAATGATCCCGCTTTACGACACCAACCTATCCATCGTGGGTCTACAATACATAAACAACGAAGGCAAAAAGCTCTTCCTTACTGGTTCCAGAAAAAGCGGTAGCTTTTTCATATTAGGACAGGAAGTATTGAAAAGTAGTGACACAATTTACTATGCCGAAGGTTATGCAACAGGAGCTAGTGTGCATCAAGACATGTCAATGCCAGTGTTCATTGCTTTTGATGCTTATAATCTTGAGAAAGTAACCAAGGCTGTTTTCGAGAAACTGAAAGACAGGAAGCATGTTTTTATCGCAGATAACGATGACAGTAAGACTGGAGAAAAGGAAGCGATTAAAGCCAAGCAGTGGATCATCAAAAACAAAGGGATGGCTGAAGTACACATGCCAGAAACCAAGGGTGATTATAATGACCACGCTGGCAACGAGTTACCCACGCTAAAAATAATCGACACGCCCACCGAATACAACTTTACCAAGTCGGACAAGGGTAGGATGCTTAACATTAAAGAAAA